CCCTCTTTTGTTAGGAGATCGTTATGTTCAAACCCACTGATAGCAAAAAGCCATCGATGCTTCCGAGCCTGGTGAAGAAGCTTCTAATCCTGAAAGGGATTGTCGTCATTCTACGCCAGATACTCGAGAAAGTCACGGAGCTCACGCTGTTAGTGGTTAAGAACACGGACGGTCGTAATCCTAGCAAGGAGGAAATGGAACCTTTGTCGCACACTGGTGCGACCCAGTCTCCTGTTACAGAGGCTGGCACTGCGTCCATGCATCTTGTGGACGCCCCCTCAGAAATTGGGGGCCAAGAAGAGAAGCGCGTAGGTGGGCATCATGTCTAGCCGGAACGTCAGTTTTGATCGACGTTTTTGGCAAAACGGGAGAATCGTCGGGGAGACCTTTAGTTTGGTCTCATCCGGCGGCAACCAAGTTGCCCGTGGGGATTTCACTCCCCACAACTACAGCCTGGATCTTGCAAACGAGTTTATCGGGCTCTACGAGTCCTATAACTGCCTGTATGGTTCCCCGTCCTGGGGCACCATAAAGGTGACCAACGTCGATCCCAAACCGTCCTTCGGGGCGGAAGATCAATATAGACTGTTGGGTCAGCTGCAAGAGCAATACGATAACGGCGATTTTAATGCCGCAATCTTTGTTGGCGAGCTGGGTAAGGCGGTTGATACCGTTGCCAGTCGTGCCATCCAGGTAGCTAAAGCTGCACTAGCCGTGAAGAACGGCCGCTTTGATAAGGCGGTTGGGATACTCGGTGGTCGCGATCTCCTTATGGAACGCGAGCGCAAAGCGAAGAAATTTGCACGCTCTCGCAAACTGTGGGGAAAGCCGGACCCCAAGTCGGGGCTCGACTTTCGTCGACCGCAGGACGGGCAGCGCGTCTCTGACGCGTGGCTTGAACTGCAGTACGGCTGGAAACCTCTCCTGTCTGACATCTATTCGATGGCGGACACCATTGCTAACCTGGACAAACCTCGCAAGAGGCGAATCCGGGTGGCTCGGACGAAGCGCTACAAAGCGCGGATGTCCGCACTCCAAAACTCCGTCTTTGCAACGGGCGGAGGGAGTGTGGGTAGGCAGATCATCGCCTACGTTGAAGAGGATCGTCCCAATTTGTCACAGTCCCTGGGTCTAACAAATCCAGAGCTGGTTGCTTGGGAATTAGTTCCTTTCTCTTTCGTCGCCGACTGGTTTATTCCTATCGGTGGCTATCTCGAAGCGCGTGCTTTTGCGCAGCGAGCAAAGGGAACTTTTATCACGACGGATCGCGACCGGTTCACTGGTCGTTTTTTGTCATCCAAATCGGCGTGTTCCCCCGGCTATGCTGGGGACAAACCGATAAAGATGATTTTGCAGCCCTGGACGAAAAGGATCTCGCTCAGGCGCACCGTCTCGACTAGCCTCAGTGTCCCGCTTCCCACTTGGAAGAATGGGCTTGGGGCTGGCAACAGATTGGCAAATGCTGTTGCTTTGGTCACAAGTATCTTCGTCAAGCGTTCTTGATGAGGTAAACTCAACGAATGGCCGTATTTCGGCCTCTGTGCCACGTGCATAGATTTAAAAAGGAAAGAACCAATGTCTGCTATTGCTAACATTGTCGCCTTCGATGGCGCTGCATCACCCGTCTCCCACACCTTCCTTCCTGTCTCTGTTGTTCGAGAGAAAGAGGAGGTTATTGCCGAGTGGCGTGAAGCCCTCTCGGCGGTGCCCGTCTACGCTCAGCCGCGTGTTACTATGCGGATGAAGAAGATGGGTAGTGGGGTGTATCGGGTGTCTTCCCGAGTGAGTGTCCCCGTGATGGAGACGGTTGGCGCTCAGAACGCGGCGGGTTATACCGCTGCACCGAAGGTCGCTTACGAGAACACCCAGGAATCTATTGGGTATTTTCACGAGCGTTCAGACATTACCGGACGTCGTCTTGTTCGCCAGTTGGCGAACAATATTATGAACGGTGTTGCCACTTCGGTAGCTCCTGTGACAACTGGCCCTATTGCCGATCTCTTCGATCTGCTAAGCGCACCTAACTAAGTGCGCTCCTAGGGCCTGCGTTATATCCCTGTATTTCCATTAAAGGAGTATTATTATGAACACATTTGATGTGCTCTGGGATGAGGAGTTTTCTGAGCAAAGATCGCTTGCTATTGCGGTTGACCTCAGCACTGCTCACGTTCAGCGGATCCACAATTCTACCGTTAGGGAGTCCCTTATGGGCCTTCTGGAGCGTTGGGATATGGGTTCGCTTGTGAGGTTTGAGGTGCCGTACGCATCTGGCCTGTCTGTGTCCGATTTGATCGAACTCCGTCAAGCTCTGGGATTTTTCCAGAAGCTGGAGTTTCTCGACATCGGCGTGGACAAGCGTCAGGCTGCGATCGACACCTTTAACGCCTCTGAGCGGCTTTGTCGTGAGACAAACTGGTCTTTTCGCCACTGGTCTCTTGGGAACTTTTTGTTCGCCAAGGGAGTTGACGCGGTACTACACCGCGCTCAGCGTAAAATCCAGCAGGTCTTGGGACCCGTCCCAGCTCTGTATGAGCTGGAGCTTGCTTTTGGGCCTGGTGCCACAACATCGGTACCAAAAAGAAATGCTTGTCAGCGTGTTAAGCTGTCAAGTACCATGTCGTGTAGTGCGAACTTCCTCGAGGTTCTTCCCAAGTTTCTAGGAGAAGTACCCCTTTGGAGGGACAGCCAATGTATCGGCTGGACCTTACAGGGGAATGACCTCGTCGAACAAGTCACCGTCGAAATTCATGACGGTAAACTTGCGTTTGTACCCAAGAACGCGAAGACGTACCGCAGTGTGCTTGTCGAGCCAACCCTGAACACCATGTTGCAGGGGGGCTACGGGCGACACATTGCATCGCGTCTGCGACGCGTAGGGCAGGACATCCACGATCAGAGCCGTAATCAGAGGCTCGCTCGTGAAGGTTCTCTTACGGGCGCTTTAGCAACGCTCGACCTTAGTAGTGCGAGCGACACAATCTCATCAGAACTTGTGGCGCACCTACTTCCAATCGACTGGTTCCTCGCGCTTGACGCGTGTCGGACCAAGACCTACGTGGACCCTCTGACTTCTGAAGTTAAGGTCCTCGAAAAGTTTTCGTCGATGGGCAATGGATTTACTTTTCCGTTGCAGACCCTGATATTTTGGGCCTTAGTAGTCGCATCCCAGGAAACCACCGCCAATGTATCGGTGTACGGTGACGATATTATATGTCCCGTAGAAACTGTGCCCACCGTTTTAAAGGTGTTCGCAGCCTGTGGTTTCAAAGTGAACCAGTCTAAGTCTTACTGGTCTGGGCCGTTCCGTGAGTCATGCGGGACTGACTATTACCTTGGAATCGATATTCGTCCTTTCTACTTAAAGAGAGCCATCTCGTATGAGGTGCTCTTTCTCCTACACAATTTTTATGCACGTCGGCACGATGCCGAAATGCAGGCACGTGTTCTGGATTTGATCCCAGAGCATGTGCGGTTGTGGGGTCCTGATGGTTATGGGGACGGTCACCTAATCGGTGACTGGACCCCGAAACACCACCGTCGGGAGAGTGGTTGGGGCGGATTCACCTTCGAGACATGGCAACACCTCGGACGTTACTTTACAAAAGTAATGCCGGGCGACCGTGTCTTACCCGCCTACAGTATCTATGTCAAAGGGGAGCAGATCTTCGACCCGGGCAGTGTTTGCCTGAGCCGAGATGTTCCCCCGAGATGGGATACCACAGTCCCCATGCGCCATACTAAACGGCGAGATGGGGGGGTACAACTCCACGATCCCTTACCGGGAACTCGTGGGGTAAAGAAGGTAAAGATTTACACTTTCACAGCCGGCTGATGTAGCCGGTAAGCGAAAGCGGG